TGATGTCAGCGGCTACGAGGAGCTCTTCACCGTATTTGACAACGTGCTTGAAAGCATTAAGCTCATACATGCAGAGATACTGACCGGCTTTTGCAGCGATGTTTACGCCTGAAGTATAAGGGATATAATTCTCAGCGTAAGAACCGCCATAAACTGTGCCCTGAGTCGCTGATTTGAGTTTGTACGCAAGAGAGTTTCCGCTTCCAGCTGTTGCTGTAAATGAAGTTGTACCTGCTACAGTTCCCGGTGCTACTGTAGCCGCAAGGTCTGTTGCTGCTGTTGCCGGTGTTACTGTCGGTTTACCGTTTACGTCAATACCGAAAGATATTTCTTTCTTGCTCGCCGCATCACCGCCGCCGAAGTCTACGTCTACAACGGTACAGTTGCCAGTTTTCTGATTACCTTTCATGTCGGTGTATCTGAACTGCGTCTTTCTGTTGTCGCCAAGTTCGTGCTCAATTGATGCGATCCAGTCCTGAGCCGCGTCGCCGTGTACTCTGTGTCCTGAGAAAGCAAGCGTAAACTGTGCGCCGATGATTTCAGATTCTGCGTATCCATCGCCGTCAAGATAGTTAGTCTGATCTTTTGACTCGTTGTTTGACGGATCGGCACTTGTAATACCTGCTCCTATGCGTGACCATGTTGCTGTTGCTGATTCAGGAGTTGTATTTATTTCGTACAAGCTCTGGTAATTCAGCTCAAAAATTTTTGACATATTGCTATGCCTCCTTGTTAATATATTCTAATTTAAAACTCGCTGTCCAGATGTGTTCTGATGCTGTGGTCTTTTCCACATACACCGGAGCTGTCAACGCTTCGCAGTTCGCTATCATTAAAGCGTCTGTTATATCAATATTCTGTAAGTCCAGAACGTTAATAATCGTATCAAGTTGATTTCTTGCTGTTTGCTGATTTTTGCTTTTTGCATAATATGCAAAGTTTATAGTTCCGACACGTGTACCGTCGAAGTATCTTGTCTCGATCGGTGACGGCTCAGTACGCACCATAATTTCCTCACTAACACCGCTCCAAGCGTTCTGCACTACCGGCGCGTAAGGTGTAGTCCGTGTCTTTAGCCATGCGTTTATTTCACTTATTATATTCAGCATTTGCCAGTTCTAACCATTCCTTTTTTTTAAGTGCCTTTGCTACTTCAAACCATTTCTGCCTTGCGTTAGGATTATATGTCAAAGTTTTCATCGGTGCATCATAATACTGCTTTCTTGCGTATTTGATTTTCCACTCAATCACACCAGTCCCGATCTTTGAAGCGTCGGAAGAGTCGCGAAGGTCACCAGTAATAAACGGCACATAATAGTTTGAGTCTTTTAATACTTGAGCGTCAAGTGCCCGTTGCGCTTTCTCAAAGTTGCCGGATAATCTTGCTTTACATTTACCAGTGTCGAATATCACGCTCATTTAAGATAAACCTCGTAATGATGAGGTGAAAAATCTTTGACTTCTCTTATCTCGTACGACTGACTATTAAACGTGATCTTATCGTATTTGTTAAACGTCTGTCCTTTTGGGGATGAATTAGCGCAGTCAAAGTATAAAGTTAATACATCATCTTTCATCTCTCCGAGAGCCTTTAGAGCCGAAGCCTTAACGGGTTCGCATCTTATCGCGCTTAACGGTGCGGACGCTGTAATGGTATCGTTTCCGTACTCGTCTTTTGTAACGCTGTAATACGTTCCTGAATGGATTAAAATTATCTTCGGGATTTGCCGCATACTATGATAGCTCCCTGATAGAATGATGTCATGTATAGATGTTTGAGTGCATTATCGCAAACATATGAGTTCTGATTTTTCTTTCCACCGCCTGAAATTGAAAAAGCACCAAGGGAAATATTCTGAAAGTCTTGATCGTCTTCGCCATGCACGGCGTAAGACTCAGCCTGTGCGCACGTTGCCATCTTAACAAAGTTTTGATCTGTCGCGTCAAGTTCTGAAAAAGTGAAATTATAATTGCATATTAAATCAATATCGTTTGACGCTTTAGTCAATAGTCGTGTCAATTCGGTATCATCGCTCACTGCAGATCCTGCGTATGTATCGCGATAAAAAGTATTGTCTGCGTATGGCATTATGCAGTCCTCGCTGACTCATAGTAATAATTTAAAGCAACGTAAAGGTTCTTCGCACCTTGTGTGCTTGTAAGCTTAACGGATTCATTATTATCAAGTTTGAGCACGCCCGCATCAGTTGCGGACATGCTCATTCTTGGTTCGAGTTCAAATAGTCGATTAAACGAAGCCGACTCTATCAACCCATAAGTGCGAACATAATCCGCGGTGAGGAAATCACCTTCTTTGAGTCTGTCAAGAATCGACTTCGCCATGGATTAAGCCGTTGCCTTAATGGATTTAAATCTTACCGCGCGTCCGTTTTCATCAAGTTCAACGAGTGCGCCATAATATCCGCTTGAAACAGAGTCAGACACCGCAGTTGCCGATTCGATTTCATCATATCCGGTAGTATCAAATACTGAGTAAGCTGTCGGAGCTGTGAAGTTTGTTGATTTTCCGTTATCGTAGTAATAGAACTTATGACCAGTGTCTCTGCTTGCGTAAGTTGCAATAGTGTATGTTACGTTAGTAGCACTAGATGTTGAAAGTTCATCTGCTGAGAAACCTGCTATTGTAGCAGTCTTCAAAGAGATAAATATACCGTTGTGTTTGTTTTCGTATACCCAAAGGTCATGGTACATTCTTGCCTGAATGAGTTCGCCGTCGGCAGTCTGATTGACATCTGCACCGAATACTTTAAGTTTGTTATGCTTAGTAAACGCAACACCCGCAGATTTAGCCATGACGATCCAGTTCATACCCATAGCCCACGGTTTAACCGAATAGCCATTAGTTGAACTGAAAGCATATTCTGTTTTCATACGTGCGGAAGGCACTGGAACGAGCTGAACGCCGTCAACGTCGTAAATCTTAGTAGTAATACCGTTCGCACCGGTTACGTTCTGCACGCCAAGCTGTTAAGAAAGCTGAGACGACTGAGTAAGATACTTAAACGCTTCACCGGAGATAAAGCAAATAAGAGGTTCCTGCTCCCCAATTACGTCCTGAATGTCGGCAATATTACCCTGAAGTTTCCCAAGTACTGTTGACTCATCAAGTGAGTAATACTCGAATCTTGCTGTTGAATCATTGACGATATTCTGGAAGATTTTAGAGTAGCGGTATGAGTCTACTTCTGGGATTGACTGAGTTCTGGTAAATTCAGAAATAAGGTTTGTAGCCGAAAGCGTCTGCATAGTCTCATCCTGATCCATAACGTCAATTGTAAATTTAACACCCCTGTCCATGCTGATAGTGTGCGCTTCCCACGCGAGTGTTGCCGATCCGTCAGGATAACCTGAAGACCTTGAATAGTCTCCGAATCCCGAAGTCGATAGTTTAGCGATCTCAACAGTTCCACCGCCTGAATATCTGACGCGGTTTTCGTCCGCTGTCAATGGCGCGGAAGTGAGACCAGCCGCAAGCACACCGTCAAGAATTTCGGTATACAAAACGGCTTTAGTTACTGTGTTTGCCATTTGTTTTTGTCCTTCGGCAGGCATAAAAAAAGAGCCTGCCCTTAATCTTAGTTTTTGGTTATTACCTTGATTTAAAGGTCAAGCCCTTTTTACTTCGGATTAGCTCCCGAACGAGCGGAAATGATAGCGAGTTTTAGTCAATATACTATAATACTTAACATTTGTCAAGTATTTTATTTTAATCCTGCAACGGCTCTCATTTTCTTTCTGAGTTCGTCATCTGCGTTAGGTGTCTGCCCATTAGTCTGCCCGCCAAAGTCCGCACCGCCTTGTTTTGCTATAAATTCAGGGAATTCCGCAAGAACTTTTCCGATTTTATCAGCAATACTTTCACCTTCATAGTCTCCGGACATCGCAAGTTTTACGACTTTAGCCGCCTTATCTGCCGGAACGCCTTTAGCAATAGCCTCAACTTTTGCCTCTGCAGCGTCTGCTTTTTCCTGTGCTGACTTATGCGATGCTTCAAGCTCTGCAATCCTTGCGGCTGTCTTTTCTGCGTCTGACATTTGCGACTGCTTAAGCTTAACGAGTTCAGCGATTTCTTCCGGAGATTTAAGCCCGTATGCCTCAAGCGTCTTTTTGAGTTCTTTTCCGCTGTTCTTAGCAATAAGGTCGTTAAGCTGCTTATCTGTGTATTTCGGTTGTTCGGACTGCGTTGTCTGCTGCGTCTGTTCGGTCTGCGTTGTCTGTTCGGTCTGAGTCTGTTCTTCGCTCATATTTTACCCCTTATGATTTTAATTGCAAATTTGATTCTTTTTTTCAATGGCATTCTAATAACTTCGGCAAGAAAACCGAAAACAGTTTCTTTTATAACTGCCGTCGGCACTCCTCTTTTTTTGTTTCCTTTCCTTTTCATTTTATCTCCTTAATATATTTGCTCTCTTGCGTACTGTCTTGTTAAGTCATTATCTTTAACGAGTGCACGCATTTGAGCTTGATATTCTTTTACCTTTTCGGGATTCTCTTCACGTTTCGCTTGTCTTATGTTTCTTTCAAGTTTTCGTTGTTGCTGTGATAATTCATATACTTTGTCATTTTCTCTTTTAGGGTAAGGCTTATACGTCTTTTCGGTTCCGGGCTGATACGGATAAAAAGCGTGCCTGCAATTGCACCCGAAAAGCCCCGCTGGATCTCCATAGCTTGTATCTTGATATAATAGCGGATAGCCTTTAGTTTTTCCGTGCAGGCTGTAAACCTTGCCTTGATACGGTTCGCATAACGGACGCGCACCTAAATGGCTTGATACTTCGACAAGGTCAATATCTAATTCGTCACATCTTTCCGCGGCTGTTTCCGTCGATACTTGACGCACGTTTGACCTTACAACGACCTGCGCGTATGCTTCAGAAGACCATTGCCGACCTGCTTTATCTACTAACGCCGGAAGTCCTTTCGCGCGCCATTCCGCGCTTGCCTTTGCTATCGCTTCGCGTGATGTCGTAACGCCTGAAAGTCTTTCCGCAGTAGCCTTATAGATAGTGTCAATGTATAATCTTTCCGACTGCTTAATCAAAGTCATTCCGAGATTATTCATCTGGTTTATGGTCTGATTTTCCCACGTTCCGATCACTTCTCTTAATCTCGGACTTGCACTTACCGGTAAAGCATCCTTGAGTTTATCATCTGATGC